TTCCACGGTATTTGAAGAAAAGCTCTTCGAAAATACTGTCATAGTCCTTCTGTGTGTACACTGCCTGGTGCATCTGATCGGACCATCCGTCGAGTTCCAGGTCGAGCACGTCTACTTTGTCGTTCAAGAACTCTAGGGCAGATGCAAGTCCCACCACGGCTTTCCTGGAGAACTTGAGACTCCTGTCTAATTCCAAATGTGTTTTAATGCGGTTTAGTTCGGCACGCATCTCGCGAATATCATCACGTGCACTGAATTTTCTTGGCTCGATACCCTGGCGACGAAGTACCTCGAGTCTAAACAGGATATCCGCCTTCTCGTCACCGATGGTCAGGAAACCCTGAGACGGCTGTTCTTCCTCGGTGAAATAGCTAGAACGACGTCGTTCGACAGGAGAACCACTGGACGTGCTATATATGTCGCCGTCGCCATCATAATCCACGGACACATCGCTACCTGAGTCCGAAGACATATCTTCCATGTTTCTGGTCTTGTTAGGATTTGCAATATCTTTCATCATATCTTTCAAATCTGCATCATCTCCAAAATCGGAATCATCTACGGACGACGCATTATGTGTGGGCTTTTGCCGATCCGCAAAACGCTGCGGAAGCTGAATCCCGACACCACCCGCGTCGCTAGATACTCTCATGGCAGGTCGAGTGTCGAACGTGTTTCCAAGAGTCACCGTCATTGATTATTGGCAATATAATAATTTTTATAAAACAACGCATTAAGTTGTTTTTATCAATATGTCGTCAATATATGCGGTTGTGATGCGGATGCTTATATAATTCCGTTGTGGGTGGTGATGATCTGGATGGAGAAATGATGACTGGGATCACACATTCTTCGAACATAGAACGCCAAGATTCGGTTGTAACTCTTCTCAGCGTAGACGAGTTGCTCGATATGGTATCTGAGAATACCTGTCTTTTTGGAATTTTAAACATCTCGTCAAGAGACACCCATACGAGCTCTGACTTTTCAATGTAGGCCGAACCAATGTTTTTGTACTTAAGAAAATTAACAATCTTCTTAAAACGAATGGGAAGATCTGGAATATATGGAACCTCTATTATGAACATGCTATAGACGTTTCCTTTCTTGGTAGTGCCGTTGACCATGACAGACATCTTCTTGACACGCTCGCGAATGGAGTGTGGAGAGTTGCAAAGACATCCGAGTGTCTCTTCGTAAAATTCTCTCGTAGCCGTGTTGACTGGATCGCCATTATCGACCGCCTCTGATTTGCCACCGAAATCCGAGAAAACCCCGTCTCGCGAATCCTTACCTAGTAAAAAAACTACATCTCCGTACTCGTTCCTGGAAATTGGGAGTATTCCAGCTGAACTGTTCATGATTTGCAACTAGTATATCTTTACAAGATTTTCTGAGGTATTATACGACATTATACGGCAAACGAAATCTTCTTTCTTCTGTAGGTGTTGTTATCAAAATCTATGAATACTCCGCGTGGCAAAAGTGTTGACATTTTCCTCAGAGTCATCATGCTGATGCCAGACAATCTGGAAAGTTCGCTCCATGTGGGAAACATATACCGTTGTCCATGCAATTTTATATTGATTGGGAAAGTCAGATTGCAAGAGAAGATGTTTCCAAACTCGTGGAACTCCTGGAGAACCCGAAACAGTCTCCTATCGAGGCTCCCTCGGAATCCCCGATTGGTAGATGGTTGCGAGCCGTTGTACGAAATGCTTCCGCTTACGGGGCGTAGCCAGCACACTGAGTGCTTGGTGCGAAGTTTGATGGACCAAGAAGACAATTGCACCTTGCAGTATACGCTGCTCTCACTCACTCCGTCTATGTTGTAATACAGACCGTCCTCGCACTCCCAGTCATCGGCCAAGCACTTCTTGAAGACCTCCTCCATTTCATCCCAGCTTACGAATTTTTCCCACACAACCCCCTGGTAGCGCGAATATACTCCTCGTTGTTCGGATTTCTCGCGGAGAGCCTCATACATCGCCGACAGGACGGACGAGTATTTGCCACGAGGCTTGTAAGAATCCACGTCTATATGTGTAGACATGTGGGTGATGTCGAACTTGAAAACGAAGGGGTCGTTTTCTCTGATGGAATGATGAGGGGCGTGGAGATCTACGGTTACAGAAATCACCTCATCTATCACCCGAGTTGACATATACAGTTTTCTTCCGCAAACACTAACATCCCATCCGCGAAAATAACTGGCAAACTGGTGCCGAACGTGATCGTTAATTGCAAAAACTCGTGGGACGAACTGGTCCCAGAAATACGTGTGCCTGTGTGTATGCAACAGCACTGCGAGCCTTCCATACCAAAAATGCTGCATTTTTATCTTCAAGATTCTTTCATATTCTTGTTTCTTCCTCAGACGGATCGTCTCCTGGTCACAAATCGCGACGCTTAAATTTGCTACATCCGAACATTTGTCCATATTCGAGGCAATTTTACAGAGGATATCGTTGTTCATTTTATGATCTTCGTATGCTAATTTTATTAAGTTATTGGTTATATGACCACTTGAAGCCATACGCAGTTTTACAATCTCCACCAGCACATCTCCAAATAGTTGTACTACTTGTTTTTCCAAGATGGTCTGCTGCCTCTCCACACGACCCAAATGAACGAATACATATACCGTCTAGGTCATACTGATACACTTTCTTAGAACGGGGATGTCTCTCACCGGTTTTTCCAAACATATGATTCTTCTTACCTCGCCGTGCTTCGCTCAATTTTTGCCTGTGTTCTTTACTCAGTGTTTTCCCGAGTTGTGCTTCACTCATCTTTTGTTTGACTTCTTCGCTGTGAGTTTTCCCATACATATGATGCTTCTCGCCTCGGCTCGCTTCACTTATCTTTTGTTTAGTGTCGTCACTCCGAGTTTTCCCATACATATTTCCTTTTTCCCCCCTTTGTGCTTCGCTAATCTTTTGTCTTGTTTCTTCGCTCAGTTTTCCATTACTACCACCTTCCTTTAGATTGTACCCACCAGGGGACAACGTCCCGAGAACTTCTATCATAAGTTCCTCGTGTTTGTTCAAGTCTTCGTCCGGGACTTCGTACCAATTTTTTTCTATGTTTTCCCATCCATATTTTTGAATGGCATTATAAATTGCCACGCAATTACTGCTTTTTCGTTGATGTTGTTGGAAACGTACTTCTATAGGATGAATCGTCTGTCCGATATATGATTTTTCTACTGGTGATGTGAGCATGTAAATATACCCCATTATGTGATTTACACATCTGTCTTCTTTATTTATACACTGGTTTGATGATATATTTGTTGCACAAAATAAATAATAATAATAATATTATATATCAACAAACATGCAGTTCGCCACTTTGAGGGATGCTTTCGGCGTGGATTCGTTGGAAACCGGGGGGAAGAAGCCTGCGAGCAAGCGCACGGCATTCGAGGACAAGATTTTTGGAGAAGACGTGGAAGACGCCGACAAGACGGATATCGAGCCTCCCATAATGGTAATCCCCGAGGACAGGAAAATAACGAAACGCGAAGTCCAGGAATTTTTAGCGGACGCGTACAGAAAGAAAGGTATAAACGGTGTGTGGAATATGATGGACTCTAACATGCAAAAAAAGTTACTAGGGATGTTCAACAAATCGGCCAGTGGTATAAAAGGATTCTTCGAAGATATCTTCACGTCGCCAGAGAAGATGCTCGCTATCCTGGCCGTTCTATTCGTCATCATCATCTTGCTCGACATCAGCCAACCAAAGACACCAGAAGTGCAGAGAGTGAATATGCAAAATATGGCAGAGCAGTTTTATTATCCTCAACAAATGCCTCAGATGCCTCAGGTGTCTCAGATGTCTCAGATGCCTCAGATGCCTCAGATGTATTATGCCGCGGGATATAGCGGAAACCCTGTAAATCTTCAGTGATGTATGAAAACATAGTTTGTCGATACGAAGCTCTTGTATCGACAAAACACATTTTCATAGTCGTTGTAATATTACAAGAATGATAGCACCTACGAGACCAGGTAGAGACGCAGACGCAGACAAAGGCAGAGACGCAGACGCAGACAAAGCCAGAGACGAAAATAACAACTTAATATACACGTATACTATATCGTAATGAAGCAAGTAAAGACTATAGAGGCACGCCTGAAGGAGGTCATCGAATTCAGGAAGAAATTCGAGGAGCTTGGCTTGGACTCCGAGAACGAACAGATGAAAGAGCTGATCGAAAAGATGAACCGATTCGTAAAGGACGGGGCCGGGTTCTCCGACAAGATAGAACTGAGCGACTACGGGCGTGTTGCCATCTGCAAGTTTTCGACTCAACCACGTTGTGTAAGCACTATAGTTCTTCGGACTCTTACCAAATCAGAATAATCTAGCAGCATATAGTATAACAAAAAGCACAAACCAGTAGAATTTGATATTATCTGTGTCGATGTTGTTCGTCGGATACAAACTGGAAAAAAACAAAAGAGAGTTCTTCACTGAATACATTCTCTCGGAGAACTCGTCGGTGTCGTCAACGACTTCCTCGTGGTCAATATCGTAGTCTACGATGGTTTCGATCTTCTCGTCAATACAAAGCTCGAATCTCATTTTATTGATCGCAATAGCGTCGACGATCTGTTCGCGATAGTTCTCGAAACTAATGACGATCTCGTCACGTCGATCGTCAAAATGATCATTGACCAATTTAAACTTCCTGATACGATGCCGAAGCTCCCTGTGAAGACGCTGATTTTCCTTGTTTTCAGCAATCTTCAACTGGCGGTTCAGTTGCTTGACCAGATCAATTTGTATTCTGTTAGACATACTTGATGATTATAAAATAATACTGTAAACAATGAAATCACATATTTATAACCGTTCATCAAGTGTCATTTGATCCTGAGATGCGTATGCGTATATACTATCCGTTCCAGAACATCTTTTAATATTAAAAATGTTCTGCGACAAATACGAAAGATATTTGGCCATGATTGATGCCGAAGAAGAATATCGAGTGAAAGCGGAACTAGCATATGCCATGCACGTGGAATATGCGATATCCTGTGGCTTGTTTTGCTCTCGGAAAAATCGTATAGAGAAGGCGAAGAAGTTCCTAGATCTGTACTACGAATATATGCATTGTTGCTAGACCCAGGGATAAAGAAAGTTATATCATATCGTCGAGATGAGTTTTATATTTACACCGTGCACTAGACACTCATCATAATACATCATCATGAGCTTCCTTACTCAGGTTATTCAGACCACCAAGGAGTCCAACAAGAAGTACAAGATGGAACGCGCTGAATACGAACGTGCCTCCAATGTTCTATACGACATCGCAGAGCGCAAAATTAAGAAATGCGTTCTCCAACGTGCCAAGGATGGTTACACGGACGCTACGTTCGATGTGATCGATGATCTCAAACTCGATATT